GTATTGACTTCTTAAATAAAAAGCCTATCTATTCTTATAGATCGACGAATACTAAGGAGTCAATACGATGGAACGCAGTAAGACAACTAACACAATTAGTAAGACCGGCCTTGTTGAACGCAAAAGCCGTGTTACTGAAGTAACCGCAACGCCTGTTGTGACAAAGATTCTTAAGGGCATCAAAAACACCCGTGAGGATATGAAAAACCTTAAATACGACGAGGATCAGTTTAAGAAGGACTTGGATGCTGAGATTAATGGTGCGGAAGTGATTCTTGATGAAAAAGGCCATGTTATAGCTACCTGGTTGTACAATGACACGCACCGCTTTGACATGGAGACGTTCAAAGAGGAGCATCCACAAATGTATGAAGACTACTTAAAGACGTCACGTGAACGTCGATTAACATTAAAGAAATAGGAGGTTGTTATGAAGGATTATGGCATTTCAATCATAAGCACTGAGGGCATTAATGATTGGTTCGCACAATACACAGGCGAGGCGAATCTTGATGGTTATATACAACGAAAATATGACCTCGATATGATGAATGATAATGTGCTCGATGCCATTGCATACAAGATGGCCCAAAAGCATTTTGAATGGATTTATAAGGACTAAGATCATTTATGATGAATAAACTACCATGGGATTGTTTGCCCCTTCGTGAGAGCGCAGGCGCTGTTGCAAGGTCAAAACCGCGCACCCCTTATGACTGATGAGCAAATATACATAACCTGTAATGGCTGCGGCTTTGGTATCTTCTCAACACCAAGCGGTGTATGCTCTCTTTGTGGAGCGATAAATGATGTCTAGTAAACTGCCGTGGGATTGCTTACCCCTTCGTGAATTCCTGGACTTCCTTGAAGAAAATGACCTTTCAATGGACGCCTTAAGTGACGTCCTTGGTAAGTCACCAGCCACCATACGAAACATGGATAGAGGCACGTTAATGGAGGCCGCGTTCATTATGGGCAACACACCAACACGAGAAGAGCTTGATGAGATTCACAATTGAGACAGACGATAAAGTCAAAATGGAACAGATGCTGGCAGCAGATCGCTTGATACTTGTTTTACATGAGATCGAAACAAACTTAAGGCATCGCGTAAAATATAGGGACAACACTGATGAGGTATTGGCTGAAATAAATAGTATAAGGGATCATTTCTATATAGCATTGAAAGACGTCGATTGTGTGCTTGATTGGATGAATGGATAATCAATCCCTTCAAATCATGAAATGGGAGCTTTTAAAGCGGAGCATCCATGCGGGTGGCTTTGAAGCGTTTTGTAATGCATTTGGATATAAACTAGCACGCCATCACAAGCTTATCGCTGAAAAGCTTGAAGTGCTCATTTCTACACCAGGCTACAACCTTATGATATGCATGCAGCCGGGGAGTGGAAAATCGATTTACTCATCCATTCTCTTCCCATCCTATTTAATGGGCCGTTTTCCAGGGCAGTCCATGGTGGCGGCATCACACACCGCGGAACTGGCCAGTAAATGGGGGCGTGCGTGCAAGCGCATCATAGACACACCAGATTATCAATACATTATGAACACGCACCTTAATAAAGATTCACAAAGCGCTGATCGTTTTGACCTTTTAAACGGTAGTGAATACTTTGCATGTGGTGTTGGGGGAAGCGTAACGGGCCGCAGAATGGATTGTCTTCCGGGATATACAAAAGTGCTCACATCACAAGGCGAAGTCAGGATAGATAATATCGAATTAAGCTCATCGCCATGCTATGTTTTATCGTATGATGAACAAAAACAAAGAACCCAGTATTGTCGAGTTGTTGCGGTTGCACGGCGCCAAACGGTTGAGCGCTTGCGAATACGAACCGCCCAAGGATACGTGGTTGACGCAACGGGAAACCATCGAATCCGTGTCGGGGATGGTTGGAAAGAGGCGTCGTCCATCCTTGTGGGTGACGTTCTTATGTGCTTATTGCCTCGGGCTATGCAGGACATGTCATTCGACTTTTCATGGAGCGGAGAGGGAGAAACCATCACGGATACTGTGGCCGTGGTTGAAAGAATATGTGAACAAATTACAGTTTACGACTTAGAGGTCGATGGTAACCATAATTTCTTTGCAAATGGTGTGCTTGTTCATAATTGCGGAATAATCGATGACGCCATCCGTTCCCGTGAGGATGCCGATAGTGAACGCATTCGCGATAAGATTTGGGATTGGTATTTAAACGATTTCTGCACGCGTGCAAAGCCAGGTGCGCGTAAAATGATTATCAATACGCGCTGGCATGAAGACGACTTGTCGGGACGCATCTTAATGTCCCCCGATAGGGACAACTGGGATGTTTTAACACTTCCGGCCATTGCTGAAACGGATGACGCACTTGGGCGCGCCCCTGGTGAAGTGCTGTGGCCAGAATACATTACCCATGACATGGTTATGGATATTAAAAAAATCACGGATGCACGCACCTGGAATGCCCTTTATCAACAAAAACCATCCGTGGATGAAGGGGCTTATTTCAAGGCAGAATGGATCCAGTTTGTTGATAATGCCCCCAAAGGATTACAGATTTATGGTGCCAGTGACTACGCCGTAAGTGCTGACCGCGGTGATTACACCGTTCATATAGTTATAGGGCATGATGATAAGACGGATAATATCTACGTGCTTGATATGTGGCGGCAGCAGTCTGAATCAAATGTGTGGATTGAGCATTTCATTAACCTATGTCTCAAATATGAACCGTTGATGTGGGGTGAGGAAAGCGGGCAAATCATGAAGAGCTTAAACCCTTTCATCGAAAAAGAAATGGTGCGCCGTCGGTGTTTTACATTTCGTGAGCAGTTTGTAAGCATGCATGATAAGACCGTGCGGGCCCGTGCTATCCAAGCATATATGGCACAAAAGCGCGTCTTTATAGTGAACAGGCAATGGACAGACGACTTTGTTTTGGAACTTCTTAAGTTTCCAACTGGTAAATATGATGATGCTGTCGATGCCTTTGGATTGGTGGGCCGTATGCTCGACGAAATGGTCGTGAGACTTGAAAAGAAGCGTCAAAAAGAACAATATGAATATAAGTCAGGTGTAGTGATGCTGCCGGGCTTACCAACACGAAAATCCTCACCCACAGGGGATTTTCAAAAGATTTAACGATCACATATGCCAACACTCTCTATAGAATCTGTAGTGTATTGATTAAGCGGTTATAGGGAACATTCCAGTTTTGGAACCTGTCCTTTGACACGGAAACGTTGTTAAAGGAGAGCCCTTTTGAGCATGCAAGATAGTTATAAATCCCCCTTCGGTTTGGACGCCAAAGAAGAAAAGGGGGAGGGTGAAATTGAGCAAGAGCTTAACGTCCCCAAATGGCTCAATCGTATCAATAAAGCACGCACCAAGGAACGCGCCTGGCGTGACCGCGCCAAGAAGTGCATTCGCATTTACCGCGATGATAAGGAGCTTGAGGGCGTTACCACCAGTAAAAGCGATGGTTCCCTTAGCTTCAACATTTTGTGGGCAAACGTGGAAACGTTACTCCCGGCCCTGTTCAGTGCAGTGCCTAAGCCTGACATTCGCAACCGATATCTAACCCAAGATAAGGTTGCTGAAACGGCCGGCCAAGTGCTGGAGCGCACCCTTAGCTATTCACTTGATCTTTATAACTTTGCCCGCACTATGAAGGCTGCTATCAAAGACTATCTTTTGACAGGCCGCTGCGTGATGCGTGTGCGTCTTATCCCAGAGTTTGAGCATAAGCCGAGCATGACACTTGGCGCGGATGGTCAGCCTGAAATGACAACTGAAAAAGTGTTAAAAGGACAGGCCGTGCGGTGTGAGCTTGTGAACTGGGAAGCGTTTATTATTGAACCCGCAAAGCGCTTTGAGGATGTGAACTGGATTGCATTCATTCACATGCTTACGGAAGATGAGTTTGAGGAATATTTTCCAGGTGCACCTCTTGTTGCCGTGTCAAAGGACAAGGATCAATACGGCCTGGATACTCAATACCA